GAATGTTACGTGACTGTCATAAAGCAGGATTTAGAACTTGGTCTGAATTATGGGACGAAAGCTATGACCAAGAACCTGATTTTCACAAACGGTTGGATATGTGCATGCAAGTTGCAAAAAGCTTGCAGTCATTTGACTGGGCTGGAAACAAACAAAAATTACAAGAAATAGCCAATCATAACGTTTTGAATGTGATAGCATCGCATAAAACCAGTATCAAAGAGTTTGAGCGTTTTGAAAACTGTATCAAATCTCTTGCAGAACGCAATCTACTGTGTTAAAGTATTATTATGTTTAACGCAGATATTGACATTGATTTACCAAATAGACAAAAACTGTTGGATTTGATTCAGCACGTAGCAGCCAGACAGGTAAAAACCGATCAAGGAATAAAACATCGCAGTGGTGTTTATGTTACAGCAATACCACGCGATCCAATAAACAACTGTGCTAGCATTGACTACAAACAAGCTGAGGATCGCGGATACATCAAACTTGATCTATTGAATATGAGCGTGTATGAACAAATTCGAGATCAAGAACATTACAATCAATTATTAACCAAAGAACCAAATTGGGCATTGTTAAACAACAAAGAGTTTTGCACAAAAGTCGTACACATAGGTAACCATTGGGATACACTACAGCGTATGCCAGAACCAGCCAACAGTATACCAAGAATGGCAGCTTTTATTAGCATTATTCGACCAGGTAAAGCACACCTGCAAGGAGAATCATGGCAAACAGTGTTTGATTCAGTATGGGACGGAGACGAAAGTCGTGGATATACTTTTAAAAAGAGTCACGCTATTGGTTATAGTAAATTGGTAGCTTTGCATATTAACCTACTGGAGGAACAAATATGAAGTTTATAGTTAATCTATTTAAAAAAAAGCAAATCAACAAAAAACAAGAACAATCTGCTCTGGCACTTATTAGCCATTTTCATAATGCGGAAAACGGGCCCACAGCAAAAACTTTCAAACTAAAATAATTTTCTAACCAAAGTTATGCTTTTCTTTTTGGTGCGTTTTTGATTAAGATCACTGAGTTTGCAAACTGGTCCATGAAGTATTTCTAAATCTTTGTTTGCCACTGTTTTAATATAAGGCCTAAAAATATTCCAGTCTTGTTTGAGAAAAATGTTGATTGGAATCATACGATTGCTTTCCCACCACCACTGCATGCTCAATTCTAAGAACATTAGTTTAAGTTGTTCGTCATGTATTGCACCATAATCATAGAATGTAGTGTGGGTGGTATCACTGTTACTGACAATGCCAACGTACTCGTTACCAGCATACTTTAAGACTGTCAAGAAAGGATATTTTTTTTCTAGTTTTTCGTAATAGCTACTGTTCATAAATAAGTTGGAAGATAATTAAATGTATTCAACACAGGCGTATTTATATCAACAAAGGCACCAGGTCATTATACTTGACACCTCCATTGCGTCTGTAACTAGAAGGTATAGACAAGTGTATTCAAAAAAATTAACTCTCAATCGTGGCACAGATAATGTTATATTGTTTGAGTTTGTAAATCAAGATCAAAAACCTGTAAATTTATCTGGCAGCACTTTGACTTTTAGAATTGTATCGCAGGAAGGCAATACATTATTATTAACTCAAGATCTTGTTGTTATCAATGCCAGCACAGGATTGGCAAAGATAACTGTTAGCGAAGACACATTAGATTCAATAGATGCACAAGTTGCCAACTACAGTGTTGAAAGATCCAGTGGCGTACTCAGTGAGCCAGTGTTTGTAGATGATGACGCCAGTGCAAGAGGATTTGTTGACATTGTTGACAGTGTCTATCCAAGTTTTGTATCCAGCTCGACACTGACTATACCTGATCAAGGAAGCAATGCTCCTTCTTATACAAATAACATCAGCACAGAAGAAAGTCAACTTACATTCACTGTTTTACCAAATAGTTTTGTTGGAAATATTCAACCACAAGGTGCCACTGATTCTACAGATGGATTATGGTATGACATTGGCAACGCTATAAGTTATGCAAACAGCAGTGCTAGAGACTATTTTAATATCACTGGATGGCATCCGTATATTCGTTTACAGATCAATACAACCAGCGGTAACCTTTCTGAAATCACATATCGATAGACAAAATTATTAAATCAGTGTAATATATACACATGGATATTGTTGCATACCTTCCTATGAAACGTAAGCAAACAGCAAGCGGCTGGATAAGCTTTAATGCTGTGTGTTGTATTCACAACGGCGAAAATGCAGATAAAAGAGGTCGCGGGGGTGTAAAAACCGACGGTGATAATTGGACTTATCATTGTTTTAATTGTGGCTATAAAACCAGCTTTACTCTCGGTAGGCCTGTGAGTTTTCGTGCAAGAAAACTGTTGTCTTGGTTGGGTGTAGACAACAAAGACATTGAGCTGTTAAACCTAGAAAGCTTGAGGAACAAAAGTGTAAGTGATCTTGCTACATCAGTGCAATTATCTCCGAGTATTCCAAAATTTCACAGTGTAGAACTTCCTGAAGATGCAGTAGCACTGGATCCTCACAAGCATAAACAGCATGCTGAATATCTACAGCATCGTTGTATAAATCCAACTGATTATCCATTTTTTGTAACACCGGATGCAAAAGGAAGAAGTGCATTACGAATAATCATTCCGTTTACACACGGTGCTGAAGTAGTGGGCCACACCAGTAGATTTATCGACAATAAGTCTCCAAAGTACATCAGTGAACAACAAACAGGTTATGTGTTTGGATTGGACCTTCAAGATCCAGAATGGCAATATATGATAGTATCTGAAGGTGTGCTTGATGCTGTTAGTATAAGTGGTGTAGGAGTTTTGCACAATAAAATAAGTCGCGAACAAGCCACATTAATTAAACAGCATCACAAACAGGTAATTGTAGTTCCAGATAAAGACAGTGCTGGAATCAGCATGCTGGACAGTGCCATTGAACATGGATTTGGAGCAAGTATTCCAGACTGGCCCAGCCACTGCAAAGATATAAACGATGCTGTACAAAGTTTAGGCACAGCGGCTACACTGTTAAGTATAATACAATCAGCAGTGTTTAGTAAAATCAAAATTGAACTTGCAAAAAAACAATTTATTAAAAAAATATCATGAACTGTAATTACGCAAACCAAGGACTTTACATAGGTAGTACTCCTGGAGGAGATACCCAAATTGCAATGTGTTGTTGGCAAGAAAAACGTAAAGTTAACTCAGTAAGCATGGATCATGAATACTTAAAGACAATGCGTACTGCAACACACTTGCCTTCGCAGTGCAGTGCTTATTGCAATCAACCAGGGCATGTAGCAAACGAACGCGAAAGATGTAAACAAGATCCTTGGTGGACCAATGGAGTTAAAATAAAAAAGCTACATTTAGAACAAAGTTTGGTTTGTAATCTAGCATGTATAAGTTGCAGCAGTAGATACAGTAGTAAATGGAATCAATGGTATAGAGAATTTGAACCAACTGCTGAATTGGTACAAATAAAAAAGCAACCAGAAAATGTCTGGCAACATCTTGATCTCAGTGAAGTGGAACATATACATTTTACAGGCGGTGAACCATTGCTGAATCCAGACAACAAAAAAATATTACAACATCTTGATGCGTTAAATCAACTGGAAAATTGTGCAATCAGCTATTGCACCAACGGCACAATCTTTCCTGACAAAGAACTTGTTGAGTTGTGGCACAAAGCAAAATGGATTAGGCTTTTTGTAAGCCTAGACGGAGTAGATAGTACTTTTGAGTACACACGCTGGCCTGCAAATTGGACTCAGGTACAAAATAATATCAGTGCTTTTAGAAACATTCAGGGCCCTTGCATACTGATAGAAGTAGATGCTATAGTTGGAATTCATAACCTTTGGAACATGCCAGATTTTGTTAATTGGTGGACAAACAATTGTCAGACTGGTAATCAAGGTGACCCTAGTCAGATATTTGTTCGATGTATCGAGCCAAGCAGCAAAGGCGGAGAACTATTACAACTACAGAATTTGCCAGAAAGCTTGATTGGTAATGCAAAAGAAACTATAATAAGTATACAAAACATTCCAGGAGCTTTAGGATTATTACAAGGGTTGGGAACCAGTCCTAACAACAATTGGATACAATATTTAGATACACTTGATTTACAAAGGAAAACAAACTGGAGACACAGTTTGACAGGCCCAATTACAACATTAGGAAAATAAATTGATTCAGGACTACAGCCAAGAAATACAAAAACTTTTTATTGACATGGTATTGCAAGATGCCCAAAGTTATGTAAGAGTACAAAACATTTGGAATCCTAACAATTTTGACAAAAGTTTACAGCCTGCTGCAGAGTTTATACAGCAACATGTGAATGAACACAACACCATGCCAGAACGTAACCAAATTGGAGCCGTTACTGGAATGAGTTTTCCTGAAATACAAGATCTCAACGACGGGCATCTTGATTGGTTTTTAGAAGAATTCGAAAAGTTTACCAAGCGGCAAGAACTTGAACGTGCTATTCTTAAAAGTGCAGACTTATTGGAAAAAGGAAATTTTGATCCAGTAGAAAAGTTAATCAAAGATGCAGTGCAAATTAGTCTTACAAAAGACTTGGGCACTGATTATTTTGATGATCCTCGATCTCGATTGTCGGCACTCAAAGACAACAACGGACAGAATTCAACAGGCTGGCCTGCACTGGACAAACTGTTGTATGGTGGATTCAACAGAGGTGAACTACAGATCTTTGCAGGCGGCTCGGGCTCAGGTAAAAGTTTGTTTATGCAGAACCTGGCTGTGAATTGGATCGAAGCAGGACTCAACGGAGTATACATTACACTAGAACTCAGTGAAGGGTTAACTGCCATGCGTCTTGACAGTATGTTAACAAATACAGCCGCTAAACAATTGTTCAAAGACATTGATACCATTGAAATGAAAGTAAAAATGATGGCTAAAAAATCTGGCAGCCTGCAGATCAAGTATATGCCAGCACAAAGCAATGTAAATGATATTAGAGCATTTTGTAAAGAATTACAGGTCAAGTCTGGACGCACCTTGGACTTTATGTGTGTTGATTATTTGGACTTGTTGATGCCAGTGAGTGCCAAAGTAAGCCCAAATGATCAATTTGTAAAGGACAAGTATGTATCAGAAGAACTGCGTAATCTAGCCCGTGAAATGAACATACTGTTTGTAACAGCATCGCAGTTGAATCGCAGTGCTGTAGAAGAGATTGAGTTTGATCATAGCCACATTGCAGGTGGTATATCCAAGATCAACACTGCTGATAATGTGTTTGGTATTTTTACAAGCAGAGCAATGCGTGAGCGTGGACGCTATCAAATACAAGCTATGAAAACACGTTCAAGTAGTGGCGTGGGGCAAAAGGTAGACCTGGAGTTCGACATGGAAAGCTTGCGTATTCGAGATTTGGGAGATGATCAAGACTATCAAGAATTCAAAAAACGTACCAGCACCATCTACGACAGCATCAAGAGCAAAAGCACAATCACCGGCGAAGAAGATAGTGCAGCGGTCGAAGATGAGCCTGGCAAAATAACAGCACAAGTAGAGAGTACCAAACTTAAACAAATGTTATCAGGACTCAAGTCTAAGTAACGTAATCGGTGATAGCCATTACTTTTACTGATTTGCGTTTTACTTTAAGATACTCGCTGTTGTCTCTACTGTGCAACTCTCCTTCTCCCAAAACCACGGTACCTTTTCCGTATTTTACAGGACGGTCCACAATAAGATCCACATACTTGCCTTCTCCTACACCCAGTGTAATAAAGTGAATATAGTTTTTGCTATCGCTTTTGAACACTCTACTGTTAGCAACTATACCAGCAAACTGATATTTGTCCAAGTATAAGTTTTGCAAGCCCATGCCTGGTAAAAATCCAGGTGAATTCCATGATTCATTTTCCAAATAACTTTGTACAGGATCCTCTGTTACCCAATTGCCGAAACCCAGCTCTCGTAAGTCCCATCCGGCACGTTTTGCTTCATTGCGATATACCCATCGAGCGTAACTGCCTTGACAGTGTTTCAAGCAGGCACGCCAAAACTGTTTTGGATTGTGTGCTTTCTGATATGCCAGTGCCCAGATAAGTCTGCCTAGGTTGACAGCATGTGCTCTACACAGCCCAAACCCACTTAGGCATAGCATTTGATCATAGATGTCGTGTTTATCAGGATGATCACCTAACCGACTCATAAACTCCATCATCTTTTCTTCATTCTTTTTAGCAA